AACAGGAATGCTGATAGTATTTCCGTCAATAATCTCTACATCGTTGTAAGCAACGTGTAATCTGTTTTGTTCTGACCAAATAACTTGATCTGAGCTCATTGGCATTTCAGCCCCTACCATACGTAAGAATCCAGAAAGAGTTCTGTTTCCATAACGTTCTACTTCAGCTTCGTAGATTTCAGGTAAATATTGTTGTGCGAAAGATGAAAAATCAGCGTTGTTTGGATCCGTGAAATTCAAATAATTTGTGTTTAAAGCTTGTTGCTTCTGGGACGGAGTAATACTTCCGAACGTAGGCGTTACATTTGCCATAATTTTTTAATTTTGATTGTTAAATTTGTTTTTTATTTTCAGTTTTGAAGAATCAACGCCATTGATTGCTTTAACTTTAAATCCGTTAACAAATATTTCACCTGTAGACGTTTGTCTTGGAGTTGTTGATATGTTATTAGACCTTGCAACAATCTCTTTTACCGCATCGGCTTTACCCTGCTCGTAAAAATGATTTGCAATAGTGTCTGCATTCTCGGCAGCATACATAGCTTTGTGATAACCTTTCAAATCTGTAACTTCACCTTTGTCGTTCAAGAACTTCTTGATCAGGTTGTTTATATTTGATTGTTTATCGGCCACTGTTTCTGTGTTCTGAATACCGTATCTAAAATTTTTCTCTCCTAATTTAAAATCAAAACCTTTGAATTCTTGGGAGAAGAAACTTTTAGTACCATCCTTGAACTTTGAATGTAGTGTTTCTGCGTTTGCCTGTTCTTCGTTGTATCGGTTAAAAAAGTCCAATGCTTTTTGTTGATCTTTGGATACGCTCGGCTTCAACTTGATTTCGTCGTAATATTTTCCTTTAAGATCTTCTAAAAAGTTTTTGGCTTTTGCAACTTCTTCTTTGAACGCGAGTTTCTTTTTTCTGATGTCTCGCTCATCATCTAAATCTTCATCATAACTAAATTCATCTTCCATCAAGAATTCAATCTCTTCAGAATCTAAATGTGGTCTAGACTTTTTATAATATTCTTTTAGTAAAGCTTCATTATTAACATTAGAATAATCATGGTTTAGTCTTACATAATCCTCAACTGTTCCGCCTGTTTCTTCCATAAAAGCAACAAGCTTATTAATATTTTCTGGTAACTCTTTACCTGTATTCTCTTGTACCTCTAATGCTTTATTTGCTTCTTCAACAAGTGTAGCGGCTGTAGTATCAACTTCTTCTTGAGTAATCTCTTGTATTACTGTTACTTCTTCTTGGGCTGGAGTTTGAACGGTAACTGTTTGATGTTCTTCGTTTCTTTGCTCCACTTCTTGCAATCCCAATTCGGATTGTTTTGAGCCCAACAAGCTTTCATTTGTGTTTTCGATTTGAACGGCATCCTCTGGTGTTTTATTTGTTCTTAAGTCTACCTTTGAAATTTCGTTAGGTTTATTTAACTTTTTCATAGGAGTTCTCTTCCTTTGTAATTTGAAGTCTCCTTCTTGTTTTACTTGTTCTGACATAATATGATAATATAAAATTGGTTAATGTATTCTTATTGCGGATTGAATTGTGATAAGTCAAATTCCGTATCATTGCTTTCAAAATCTTTTGGCAATGAATTATTTTTTCTTTGATCTATTAATTCTGATTGTTGTGTGGCTTGTATTTTTGTTCTCTGATCTTTACGGTCTTCTGCTTGCGCTTGTTTTTGTTGTGCAACACCTAATTGCATTTGAGCAAGTTGCATGTCATATTCAAATTTAGTAGCCATTTTTTGTTTCTCAATCAATAACTCTTGTTGCATTCTTTGTATTTCAAATTGAGATTTAGATTGCAATATTTGAATTTCTGTTTGCGCTAATGCTTGTTGCTTTTGTACTTCTGCTAATGCCGCTGCTTCTGATGCTTGCGCATTTGCTTGACCTTGAGCAGCTATATTTGCTTGTTGGTTTGCTTGATCTCTTTCTAACTTTTTCTTTCTTTTATATTTTAAAGATTGATTAGCTAATTTTAAATTCTTAATTTGTCTTAGATCAATTACATCTTCTAAATCAATTCCACCTGATTGCAACGCGACTTGAATGTTTTGTTCAAATTGCGCTTTATCTTCTTCTTCAGGCTCTAATTCTAAGAAGATACCGAAGTCATGCAAGTTTAAATTCTCTATTTCTCTTAACGTCTCCACATTTGAAACGGATATACTTTCAATAAGTGATTTACGCGTTAATGGAAATTCTAATGAATCTTTAATTCTAAGAGCAATATTCTCGCATAGTCTTAATGTTAAGAATAAACTTGATTGCAATATATGACGTGTTGCAGTATTTGAACTTGCTGCTGCCATCTTTTGTAATCCAACTAAAGCATCTCTATCTGGCATACTACCGTCTCTTGCTTCATTTAATCCGGTTACATCACGTATCATTTGTAAGTAATATTGGTAAGTACTAATTAAAGAACTTATCTTAGCATTACCCGACGATGTTTGTAACTCTTGAATTGGGACTTTACCTGGATTCATTCCACCATCTTGGGACATTGATCTACCAACGATACTACCGGTTTGGAAATACATATTTAAAGCTTCCGCTGCATTGTAGTTTGTACCATTACCTAAATCAACTTCAGCTAATCCATCAACATCTACAAACACTCCGTCCGGTACCATTCTTGATAATACCTGTTGTAGTTTTAAATGTGTTAATTGAATCATATCTGCAAATCCTGTTATACGACTTACTAATGACTCAATTCTTCCTTTATACATTCTAGGTGCACAGATGGTATAATTCATCTCTACTCTTGTAGTATCTGCAAATGGTCTAGTCATATTTTCAGCTAGTTCCCATTTAAGCATCTTCTCTAATCCTAATATTTTTGCACCTGAATACAATACCTCTATTGATCTTGATACTCTTTCAAAGTTATCGTTTGCTGGAGGATTAAATGTGTCTGGTTTTTCAAGTGCTTTTTCTAATCCTGTTTCGGTTTGTTTAATTTTAAACACCTGATTAGAATATGTTTTATATTCAAAATACAATACTTGTACAGTATTATCATTTGTATCTGCTCCGTAATAGTTACGCGTATAATTTGCATTACCAGGAAACTTTTCTATTTCTTTTAGATCAGCATCTGTTAAGTATGGGAATTGCTTTTTAAGCTCTTCTAACGCAACAGATTTAACTTCTCCAACATAATACAGATCCTCAAAATTCGGATCCTCAGTGTAAGAATAAACGAGATTAGCTGGATCAACATACTCAAGTACAACACCATTAGCCTCGTTCCAATTTGTTTTAGCTGCTCCAATACCTAATACTGTTAAATCATAGTTTAATCTTCTATTGATTAAAGTATATCTGTTACGATCTAATATTTGATTTATTACTTCTTCTTCTGCAATCTCAACCGCTTGTTTGTAGTCTAGTTGCAAATGTATTTCTAATTCTTCTTTTGTTTCAGGTAAGTCTTTTGGATTTGGACTATTATATAGATTAACACCCAATTTAGATTGGATACTATCTAATAAGTCTTTTGCCATCATGTCTCTTATAATACCTTCAGCATATTTTGTTTTAGCTTGAACTGCTTCTGGATCTTCAGCGTATGCTTTAATCTCATAGTTCTTACTTGATATACCGTTAACAACAATATCAACAAACTTAGGTATAATAGGAATTGGTTTCCAGTCTAAGTTAAGATAGGATAAATCACCATTAATAGATAACTCATCTTTATACTTTTGTACAGATTGCTCGCCTCTTGCATAAAGACGTAAATTGTGAAAGTTTTGCCAGTTTGATCCCCATCTATTACCTACTCCGCCGCCAACTCTATCTCCACGAAACCATTCGTTTTCAATAGCTCTGCCGACTAAAGCTCCGTATTCATAACTTTGTTTTTCTTCATCCGGTACTACCTGACTAGGGAAAGAACTATTATTATTTGTATAAATCATCTATTATATTATTTTTGAACTATAACCTTCATTATTATATCTTTTAAAGCTTAAAGGAACTTTTTCTTTTTGGAAATTGCTAGTTGGCGTATACATATGTTTATTACACGCCATTATTGCTAAACCAGAACTTATCGAAGCATCATGCTTTGTTCTATCGTTTATATTAAATTTTGCCCAGTCCTCTAATGTCTTCTGGAAATACATGTCTCCATATGAATCTCCTAAGTTCCCAACATGATTTTCTATGTAGGTTTCAATAGCTGCCGCGTGCGCTTGTATAATATCTTGTCCTGAGTTTGGTATACCGCCAATTTCTTTTTCAGCTGGTGATAATTTATTCCATACTTTATCAGGTCTATTCATTGAAAACCCTCTATAACCTCTTCTTTTAAAATGATATAACAATCTTGCTTTGTTATTTTCAGCAAGTATTGGCATACCATAAAATACACAAGCCATTAAAACTTCTTCAAAGAATATCTCAGCCGTCTGAGGTCTTGCGATGTATTCTAAAAAGAAGTGATTTGCCGGCACGTCTTCCATTGAGAACTTTGATAAACCGTGAAGAGCTCCATTGGATCCTCTATTATCAACTGTTCCCGATATATCATAACTATCACAACCAAATGCACCGCAGTGTTCATTACCTGGATATTTGTACCCATCCTTTATTATTACGCGGTTTTGCATATGTTTAGGCGGTACCCAAGAAATTAAGAATCTACCGTCTTTATTTGGATAAAAGCTTACTCTTGTATCTGCAATGCCATTATCCCATTGAAAGTTACCGCGGGTTAAAACACCAGAGTAACGGAGATCTGCATTGTAATCAATTTGTTCGTATATTTTTGTAAGATTAAACAATGATTGTTTTGTTTCATCTCTAAACGCGTGTTGTTCTGTTCTTGGAAATTGTCTGTAGTATTCATTTAAACCATCTGAATCTGACTTTAAACCATCAACCTCATTCTGCCAATGCTCAATTACACCTATTTCAATTTCGTTTCCGTCGATTCCTTTAATGGTTCTTTCCGGAGTGTGGAAGACAGGTAAGCCATAAGTATCAATGAATCCCTCGTAGGACCATTCCATAGGTATGAACAAACTATATAATCCTGAACTAGTCTGTCCATTGGCGTTTCTTTTCGTAACATCTGAATTGTAATAAAGTTTCTTAAAATTCTCTCCTCCTTTATCTAAAGC